CTTGCCGGGCGTGGGGGCGGCGCAAGCGCACGGCGTACTCAGTCGGTTTCGGTTTCGTCGCGGTGATCAAGCGGCTTAACCTCGCTGTCATAGATGACACGCAGGGGGATCGCCCCGCCGTCTTTGCCCGCGATCTCCTGGCGCTCAACGTAACCGCGATCTTTGCCGATGGTCTTGAGCGCAAAGCACACCGCCCAACCTTCGCCATTGATCACCGCCCGTTTAAGCGCACTCTCAGCAATGTCCTTCAATTCCTCACGGCTATCGGTCAGGATTTGCTTGAGCGCGGCGCTGTCGTTGATCCGGCGGTAAAGCGTGACCCGCGAAACGCCCAACGACTTGGCGGCATACGACACATTCCCCGCCGCTTGCAAAAGGGCGTTTTCGATTTGCGAAACGGTTAACCGCGCCTGTCCTGCCATGCTCTTTAAGGTTTCCTGTTACACTTCGTCAACCAGCGCGGGGGTTAGACCCATATCCGCGAGGCGCTGAAGTGTTGTTGCAATGTATAGCGGCTCAATTTCCATAGCCGCACACGTCGCGCCAACCTGTTCAGCCGCTACAATCTGCGTCCCGCTTCCCGAAAACAAATCGAGCCAGATACCATCGGGGCAAAACATCTTGCCAATTTCAGCAAACAGCGCGACGGGCTTTTCGGTTGGATGCGTTCGCCGTTCCCCCCACTGGCTGCCCTTGTGCAGACCATTCCATAAGTGATGAAACAACCGGGCGGGTTTATCCATATTCGTCCAGGCGAGTTCGCAATCTGCAAAGTTGTTGCGTGTGATGTCTTCGCGCTTGTCCCACACAATCCAGCAGGCTTTAATCGGCAATTTATCGGCAAAATAGTTACCGCCCCATAGAATGACAATAGGGGCAACATTAACAAAGGGTAGCGGATCAAAAGGTCGATCATCGCCCTGGATAACTGGATACAGGTTGCTTTGGATAATGTTGGACGGGTTGCCCCGTCCAACATTCTGCTGCCGGATTAAGTCGCCCTTTCCCCCCCCCACTTTGCCCGTGTCGCCCCTCATCACCAAATGTTCAGGGTGATTTTTAGCCCACTGGTTTCGAGAGGGCTTGCCGTGCTGAACGTGTCCACGTTCAGCACGGCTGTTGCGGAACGCAACAGCCGTCGCGCCTTTTCTGTTAGCGGGCGCAGTTGATCCAAAGGGTTTAGCGCCGCCGATAGCGGCGGCGCTACCGTTACCCGACGGCTTCACAATGTTAATGCCATACGGCGGATCGGTGTGTAGCATCCCGGCAGTTTCGCCGTTTAGGAGTCGGGCTATATCATCGGCTGAATACGCATCGCCACACATAAGGCGATGTCTTCCAATGCCCCACACCTGCCCGCGTGCCGTCTGCCACTGCTCCCGCAGTTCCTCGGCCCGGCCCAATTGCGCGCCGGGATCGCCGGGGGTATCAAATTCGCCATACGGCACGTTCGCATCGGCGGCCACCTGGTGCAGCAGGGCGTTTAACTGTTCATCCGCCTGGATCATCGGTGTTTGGCGCAGGTCAGATAGTAAACTTTCGAGCATAGCGGCGTCGGTTTGCGCCATTTGGGTAATCGGGTCAAACGTCGCCAGCACCAGGAGTTCTTCTTCTTCGGAGAGGTCAACGGTGATATACGGCACGGGTGTACCGTCGCCCTGTTCCAACGCTTGCCAGATACGCTCGTGCCCATCGAGCAGGTTGCCCGTGCGCGCATTTTCGGTCACGGCGTCCACCCACCCTACGCCTTTTAATGACGCGGCCAGCGCGGACCGCTGGTGCTTGGGATGCTTGCGGTAATTGCGCGGGTGAGCCTGGAATTGATCGGCCCGCTTGACGCCATACCCCACGATGCGATTTTGCCAGCCGTTGTCGGGCATAGTCACCAACCCCCATTTTTTATGGGGATCAAATGCTTGACAAGTGTATAGCACTATGCTATACTTAAGCTATAAAGGTAAAGAAAAAACAAGTAAAAAGGACAAACAAATGAACGCCCCCAAGTACCTCAAAAACCACAGCAACTATAGCCTGGAAGATTACATTTACTTGCACGGAAAGGGTTATAGCAACCGCGAAATCGAAGCCATCTGGACGCGGGACGCGCGCGACGGCAAGAGCGCAAACTTGGTCAATAAGTACACGATAAACTTCCCGAACACCACAAGCTACTACACGCCCGCCGAAATCGGCAACCGCGCGGGCAAAGCCGAGAACCGCAACAGCTAACCAACCTGAACACTAGACCGCAGGAGCAAAAAAGAAAATGACCACCAACACACAAACCAACGTCCGACTGCCCGGTAACACGCTCGACTGCATTAACCTGCTGATGCAAACCTACGGCATGACCAAAACCCAGGTCATCATCCTGGCGATTGACCGCCTGACCCGCGACCTCTGGCCCGACGGCAAGAACCGCCGCGCTATGACCGAGGCCATGCTACTGGCCGACTCCGGCGACAAAGGCGGATCGGTTGAGCAGGCGTAAATCAAACTGGTAAAGTGCCACCGCCCTACGGGGCGGTTTTTTGTTGCCATAAACCCCTACGCCCCACGCGGGGCATCGTCATCGGCTATCCGTCTGTCGTGTGTGGCCGCCGGGGGTCGAACCCGGCGCGCGATCCGGCGTGTGCCGTGCGCTACCCTTGCCACGTTGGGGGCCTTTTCTACCTGACCATTGCGGTCCTGACAGGGCGGCCCCAAACCCTGTGGTTGCCAACGGACACCAGAGGGGGGGGGAAGAGGGCGGTGTCCGGCTGCCGCGCCTGCGCGAACTGCGGCTGATGGCGCGGGGCGGTCCGTGTCCGGGTGATCAAACAAGCGAGCGCGCTAGTGGACGAAAGCCGGAAACGTAAACCGCCTGTCTATATTCTACAGGCGCTTACAGAGGATGTCTTATTGTAGGTTTACGGGTAACTTAACCTGATGGCGAAACTTCCGAATCGTCCAGCCGTCGCCAGCGCGATTTATCCACATAATACACGCGCTGCGTGAGCCAGAAAATACGCGGGGCGGGCGGCAAGGCCAGCAGTTGCATCATACTACTGACGTGCTGCTGAGAACAGCCCAGTTCATCCGCGATCATGGCCTGCGTGGGCAGCGTGGCGTGCGCCTCGGCGAGGCGACAGATCGCATCGAAGACCTGTTCGGGCGTAATCGGATCGCGCTCCGTGCGGCGATCCCGCCCGTTACGGTAGCGGCTCATGGCCCTTCTCGCTTTCCCGCGAATACCCGCAGGAGTTCAAGCCGCAGGACATCGCACAGATCGGTAATCACCGCCTCAAGGGTCTGCTCTGGCTCTGTTTCGAGCAATTCGTCCAGGACTTTCATCCTCCCGAAAAAAATATTACCGGACTGGTCCCCATAAAAGCGCAGAGGATCAAGGGGGCGGCCATCGGCATAGAGCACCGCGCGCAGGGCAAACTCAACAGTTTTATCCTCGCTCATTCGCTTTCCCCCTCCTTTGGATTATATCGTATCGCCAAGAAATCATAGTCGGGGCTGTAACCCACTTTCAGACGATAGCCGATGTCGCCAGCCTTCACGAAGAGCGATTCCAGGTGAATAGTCATCATCACAAACCCCGAAGCATGGGTATAACTCATCTGCCCGCGCCTGAACAGGGACGGACTTTTAATCATCAGACCAACCGCGCGCCAGAAACGAGCTACTAAACCTGGGGCATTGACCCACTCGTGTGTTTCAGTACCGTCAATGACCGGAAACGAAACCGCGCTATAATCGGTCACTTTAAATCGCGTGTCCGCGCCTATGGCCGGGAATCGAGATTCGATAGCCCGATATACCAGTGCGGAATCCGCTCCAAGTCGGTCCAAAAGCCAGGTGTACAGGTGCTCGCAATGGGGTTTCATTCGCTTTCCCCTCCCCCTATTATCTTCCCGGACGCGCCAACCGTCCTCATCAAATTCGCCGCCGCCTCTTCTGCCGTCGGGTAACAATTGCGCGCAAACGCAACCAGGCGGTCATTGATGGCGCGCAACTGCTCGGCGGCCCCTGGATTTTCGCGCTCCAAGCGCAGTCGCCAGGCCCACAGATCATTGGCCGTAAGCGCGGGCGGCGGGGCGGTATGCTTTCGTTTGCGCCTCACGATTCGCCCTCCTCATAATGACCGTTGCCATGTCCGTTGGCGCTGACAGCCCGGCCCGGTAGAGGTTCATCGTCTTCCCCCTCGTCGTCAATAAATAGCAGCATCATATTTTGCATAGCGGGCGATAGACCTTCAAACCAGGCCGTGAGAGCCTTAGCGAGAGCCATTGCATAATCCGCGATAGGTTGCTGGATCAGAGCAATCTTGTCACGCGCCGCCAGCATGACGCGGTTAACCTCATCCGTGTCAATGTCCCCTTCAGGTACAGACTCGCCAATGAGATTGTACCAGGGCCTCATCAGGTCTTTGTTCAAATCGCTTGTCCTCTCGTCCATCATTTACTCTCCCGTTAGGGGTCTGATTACATTATCGGCAATCCAGGTGAAGAGCGTTTCTATCGGCTCTCGAAACCAACTGAACCGCAGCCACAGAAAAGCGAACGTCAAGCATAAAATCGCTACAGTGACAATTTGAACAATATTGGCGAGAATAAACAGGCTCACCACTATCAGCAAAATAGCCGCGCTGAAATCTCGCATGAATCTATCGAATTCGCTCACGATTCGCCCTCCTCATAATGTCCATTGCCGTGTCCATTGGCGCGCGCTGACATAGACGCTGACAGCCTGGCTCGGTAGAGGTTCAGCGCCTCGCCGCACGCCGTCCGGTTAATCCTTGACAGTGCTTCGAGTTTGCGCGCGGTCAAGTCTGACGGATCGCCGTACCGGGTGAGAAATTCAAGCGCCTTGACCACTGACGGCGACGGCGGGCGTTCGTCGCGGGTTTTCCTGACAGGGCGCTTGTCAGTGTCAGCGCGGCGGGGTTTGTCAGTGGTTGGCAGCGCGCCGACATACTGGGTACGTTTGGCGTTCCAGGCAACGGTTAGCCCGTCGCGCCATGCGGTCATATCGGCGTCATATTGACGCATTACGCCGCGATTGTCATGCTGCGCCTGCAACGACAGCACGGCCAGAATCTCGCCCGTGACAAACGCCAGCACCATACCGGATAGCGCCGCCGCCAGCGCGATTGTCAGTTGCAGCACATCCTCGACCTGGGCGGGCAGCCAGGACACGATCCCGCGCACACCGTACAGTTGCGCCGCCAACTGCGTTGCCAGCGCGAAAGCCGCGCCGCGTGAAACCCAGTCGGTAATCGCGGGGGGGGTGTCAGCGTAGCGGTAGGTTAAATAAATGCGGGCATAGCGAAAGCTGATGGCTCCCACGTCTACCACGATAAAGGCCACCGCGCCCACACCATAGGCAACATACACGCTCCCGGCGGTCAACCGGGCGATCTCGGTAAACACGGACACTGTACGTTCGGCGGCCAGCAGTGACCCGGCGACGGCAATCAGCAGGAAGACCCACGCCAGGCGCGGAAACCCCTTGATGGCACTCGGCTTGGCGGGCCGGGGATAACGGCGCTGGTACTGCTTGACAAACATGGCGTAAGCCTGCTCTTCGCGGCGCTCGTATTGGCTGAACGCATCTAAAGATTGCTCTTCTTGCGATGACATGCTATAATTCCTTTCAGTTCAGTTCAGGGGCCAGCCGCCCGGTTCATCCGGGCCGTCGCTGGCCTTTCCGCTTTTTTACTATCCCGGATCGCGCGCCACGCTGGGCAGCACGATCCACACCCCCAGGAACACGTGTGCCGCGTCAAACACCGCCCGGCAGTCGTCGTGCTGGCAGTAGCGGCGGAGCCGCCCCTCTT